AGGGACAAACCGTTCTTCTTTTTCACATGGTATGAAGCGACGTGCTTTGATTACCCTTGCGTTATTACAATTTTGGAGTAAAATATAACTTGACACAATAGCTGTATTTTGGTATATTCACTATGCCAAAAAAGATTTTAAACTTATAACCCCTTTATACTACATCTAAATTTATTTACATGATAATTTTAGAATCTTTTGGCGAAGATGTAGTGTTGAGGGGTTTTCTTATTTCAAGGATATTAGTATGCAAGATTTAATTAGTAAAAATGATAGTGGTGAGCTAACGGTAAGTTCGATAGTTGTCGCTGAAGTTTTCGGTAGACCTCATGATGCGGTTTTAAAGAGCATTGATAAAATAAACGCGCAACTTGTTGATATTACCGACGAAGTTCAAATCAACTTTGTGAAAAGCAAAGACGTTAGCGGTATTAGAAATACCAGAACTGCCTTTTTAAATGAACGTCAATTTTTAATGGTAATGCCTTTTATCGGAGGTAAGAAGTCTTTAGAAGGTCAGATTAAACTTGTTGACGAATTTATACGGCTACGAAAAGAATTAGATTCTAAAATATCACAAGTTGATATAATCCGAAACTTGCTCCTTTTAGACGCTCCAACTGAATGGGTAAAATTATATCCCGATTCATTCTATCAGGCTATTATGAGTATTTATGGTCACACGTTTGATAAGACTAAGAATAAGCCATTTTATGCGGCACAGATAACCAGACGCTGGATTTATGATATAATTTTACCAGATGAACTTCAAAATGAAATCGACGCTAAACGTAAAGATGAACGTAAGCATACTTGGTTTAATAATGAAAACGGTAGGAATGCTTTATTAGCACAAATATCTAAAGTTGAAATGGTCGCACGAATGTCGACTTCGCGAATTGACTTCGAATCTAACTGTGCTAGAGTATTCCTTTCAGCTCCTTTACAATTAACTATTACAGTTTAACCAAAATTAAGGATAGCTTAATAATTTTTTGTTAAACTATCCTTTCATTAACAACAAGAGAATTTATGAAATATCCAGATTATTTGTTTGAAGGTCGTTGTGTTACCACTACTTTCGATAGACAACTTACGTTCATGCAATGTGTAGGCGTTGTATTATTCACGACACTCGTATTAGTATTGTTTGTATAAAAGGAGAATCATTATGATTTCAGCAGCAATAGCATTATGTGTAAGTTCAGTAATTTCGCACGAAGGCTTTCGTCACAAGCAATATAGAGATACAAACGGATGGAGTATTGGTAATGGTTATTCGCTTACACAAAATCCGTTACACCTAGACAAGAAAACCATAGCAAATTTTAAACGATATGGTATATCAGAGCTTCGTTCACATCAATTAGTAGCAAAGGTATGCTCACAAAACAAACAGCTCTTAGAATCAAAATATGAATGGTTTAATAACCTATCTGATGCGAGAATGATGGTTCTTCTCGATATGAGTTATAACTTAGGTAGTGTGGATGAATTTGATAAAACGCTTAAATATATTAGAAGCGGTAGAACTACAATGGCTTCTGTTGAAATGTTAAATTCACGTTGGGCTAGACAGTGTAAAAATAGAAGTGCTGAACTATCGTTTGTAATGAAAACAGGTAAGCTAATATAAGTTCATTTATATGTGTGGTATAATATATTTATATCACACTTTTATACTATTAACCATGACTAATAAAATTTATTGTATTTATATGCACACAAGTCCAAGTGGTAAAAGTTATATTGGACAAACTTGTAATTATAAAAAGAGATGTAATGACCATCAGAACGAAAAGAACAAATGCACAGCTTTTAAAAACGCTATTGATAAATACGGCTGGGATAATTTTACACATGAAATTTTATTAGATGGATTAACTTTAGATGAAGCTAATTACTGGGAAGAATTTTGTATAAAAGAGTTTAATACTTTTGGTGAAAATGGATATAATTTAAGAACTGGAGGGTTAAATAGTAATTTATCAGAAGAAACAAAAAATAAAATATCAATTGCTCTAATAGGTAGGGTTTTCTCAGAAAATCATAGGGAAAGCCTATCTATGGCGGTAACAGGTGTAAAACGAGAACCTCTTTCTGAAGAAAGAAAGCAATGGTTATCGAACTTTAATAAAGGTAAAACATTATCCTTTGAACATAGGAATAAGATAGCTACTGCAAATACAGGGAAGCAAAAATCAGATGAATGTAAGTTAAAATATAGTAGAAATAGGTATATTAAAACGTATGAAAAGATTATAGCCAATCCTGATAAAATTTATGGTGTTAATAAAGGTAGCGAAAATTGTTACCGTGTAATGATTAGCATTGATGGAAAAACTGTCTACTTAGGTTCTTTTATGACAGAGCAAGCAGCGTTTGATGTATATAAACAAAAAGCATATGAGAGATATTTGGAAGCGTTGAAAGAATAAATCAAGTCGAGCAAAAGAGTTATCACAGATAATGAAAACAGGATTGGTATAGAAAAAAGGGAGCTATTATAAGCTCCCTTTTTATTATTTATAATAAACTCGCATTATAAAAGAAAGTATCCATATTTGAATCTGTCATACTTAATGCAGCTTGCAATGCTGAAACCAACGGATTACTACGTTGAACTTCTGTAGCGTATTCCCACTCAATTTGTGCAGCTTGTGACATTGTTGAAATTTGAGCATTAACAACATCAAGTAAGTTCATTGAGAGTAACTGCAATCGCGCTTGACGCATTGAAATCACAATCGGGATATAAACAACTGGCTCAACATAAGGCGGCACAGGCGTGACAAATTCACCATTGATATAATCATCGCCAACATTCGCCGTTTCGGTTTTGACTAATTCCCAGTCGCTAGGCATTTGGTCTAAGTCCTCATCTAACAACACGATGACATTTTCTACTTTTGAATCTAAAATTTTTGCATATCTCATTATTCCACCCACTCAATTAAACAATACCCTGCTGCTCCAGCCGTTCCTGCTGAATAAATAGTTGTATTTGACGAATAACCACCTGCGCCACCATGACCCGAGTTAGCTATTGGGGATGTAGCATTAGTGTTTATTGTATTAAATCGTGTGCCACCAGCCGCAGAATCCCCACCACCGTCACCACCTACCCATGTGGCATTACCGCTTAAATGAAAACCGTTTCTACCGTATTCATATCCAGCTCCACCTCTCAAAACGCATACATTGTTAGTCGCGCCAGAAGCTCCTATACCAGCAGAACCTCCATTAGCCGACGCAGTTACTCCGCCAGATACGCTTGTTGTTCCACCAGGATTCCCATCCTGTCCAGCTCCTCCGTTAGCTGTACCTCCAGCACCGATTGTCACAGTTATATTACCTGTTACGGTGAACACACCTTCTGTAATATAACCAGAACCGCCACCACTACCACCAGTAAGTAAATTTGTAGCATGATAATTTCCACATCCGCCAGAACCGCCGCCGCCACGCAACGTAATTTTAACTTTCGTCACATTAGCTGGCTTTGTCCATGTTCCAGACGTAGTGAATAATTGAGAAGCGATGGTTTTATCTATTTGAATGTTACCTGCTCCGAGAATAGATGTGTTGTTTATCGTTTTAACATCTGTTCCTGAAACAACAGTTCCTAATACAGACCCGTTACCTTTTGCCAACCCGTTAATGTTGGTGGGATTCCCTGTATTTACAGAACCAGTAGCACCAGTATTACCTTGAACACCCTGCAATCCACTTAATGAAATCAACCAATCAGCAAAAGTACCTGTTCCACCAATAGCCGTTACATTAACAATCAATGTCGTTGCAGAATAACTTGTCACTTGCCCGTACATATAATTTGCGGGGTTAGCTGATGAAGCGACCGTGACAAATTGCCCTGCAATGAATTGTTCTCCGCTCTGTGTTGTAAAGGTTTTTGAACCTGTACTAATTGTTGTGTTGGTTGTTGATGTTGAAGTAAGTGTGTTTGATTGTTGGGCTGCGGCATCGGCGGATGCTTGAGCATTTAAAGCATATTGTTTTGCAGAATAACTTGTTCCATCTACAGTTGTCGATAATTTAGAAGCCCATAATTTTGCTGATTGAGCGACGTTTCCAACTGCATATTCTTTTGCAGAATACTCAGTTGTATTCCCCACAGTAGTAGTAATCTTAGTAGCCCAATCTTTAGCTGAACCACCGATTGTGTCTACACCAACGCCACCAATCGCCCATGCTTTAGAACTATAATCCGTACTAAGCACTAAACCTGTAGTTAAACTAGCCCATTGCGACGCTGTGGTTGCTGATGAATTAGAATTTGTTGCTTGTGTAACAACATAATTAGCTACACTCACATTATCCAAAATAAGCGGCAATAAGCGTTCTACATGACCGCCGCCATCTAACCCAGTTGTGGGTGAAGAATCGTCCGTGTAAATGTGTTCTATACCATCACTCGACATTGATGCGGGGACAGTTACTGTAACCGTCATAATAACTCCTTAATGTTAATTGAAGAACCGTATAAACCAACATTAGGTTGTGTTATCGGGTTTAATTGTGAAAAACGTCCAATAAATGAACGTGCGTATTGATATGAACCAGTATCTTCTACATCATAAGCATAAAGAACTTCTCTTGTGATACCTTGTGAACGACTTGCTTCATAAATACCGCCAAAGGCTTCATCTTCTGTTAAATAGTTCCATTGAATGTCCACTGTGCGAGCTTTTTGCTTTTCGTAGAAGAATTCTGTTCCTGAATTTGACACACTGATTTCAGAATTATCTTGAAATCCATGTGAAATAGAACCGTACTCAGGATTGATATTAGGCATCGTGTATTGACCAATGAATAACCGTCCAAATTCAATAAATAAATCAGGATGTGTCGCTTCGGTTGAATCATCTAAATCAATGTGTAAATGTGTTCCGACAGGCTGATTACCTGTCAGAACGTCTTTTAAAAATGAAATATGAATTTTTGTAAAAGACAGTCTTTGTTCTTCTTCAATTGTTCCTCGCCACAAGTTCGTACTACGCCACGATAAGAATGCTGAATTACTAGGTAGAATGCGTTTCCACACATTTACCCATTCAGGCTTGTTTAACACAATGGATTCCGTTTTACCTGACTGTAATCCATAACCCACATACCAAATCGAATACGATGTTTGAGTGCCATTATTAACGTAATCACCCGTTCTACTAACCGTTAAACTTGTACCAGAATGTGACACAACAGTTGCATTAAAATACGAACCCGATGTATAATCATTTTTGTCAGAACTAAATGCGAAGAAACGTAGTTTAGTTCCCGTAGCAATAGTAGGCACAGATGAATTTAACGTCAGCGTAACATTGTTAGTTCCCATAATATCGACAGTAGAATTACTATATTCAATAGGAGGTTCATTGAAAACTGAAAACTTAACTTTTGCAGAAGTGCTTAAATTGTGGTTAATCAAACCAATCGCACCGAAGATTCGATACGGTAAGTTTTTAAGCGAAGTAGCAAAAGAAACCTTTTTAGCTGAAATTGAACCGAAATTGCTTGTTCTTGCTGTTTCAGCTAAAATAGGTGTTGTAATGTTACTCAAAGGTAAGTTAGAATTGTTCGTCCAAGTCACTTGATGTAATTTATTTAGTTCAAGTAATCTATTTGGATAAGCAATTGCAACGTTACTCATAATTTGTAACCCATTAAGTTCATTGTAATTGATTTGCGTTTAATATCCATTTCATACCCGATAAGTCTAAATTTAACTGTCTGATTATACCACAATCTATCATACTTTACAAGAACTGTTTGACCTATTTTTATATCAGGTAATGTACTAAAATAAGCCGTTAATGACACCACATCACAGCGTTTTTTAAAATAAGCAAGCAATCTATCTGTCACAGTTTGTGTATTAGCTTGCGATACCAATAATGATTCAAATTGTAATCGTTGTGATTGAGGATGTTTTTGTTTAATAATGGTATCAACCGATTCCTGTGTGAGATATTGTTGTAACAATCTCGCTTTTCTTGCTTGTGTGGTCGCACCTAATACATCTTTTTGTACTGTTTCAATCTTACCGTATTTGCCCACAACTGAATAATACGGAACACCGTTTTCACCTACACCAGTAGCTGTTCGTTCACATGATGTGATTTGATAAGGTAGAATTGAAATATCGGCTGTTGTAGATGGTTCTTCATAAATATCTGCATTCATAATATACGAACTGTTATCAATCGAATCACCAAACCACCAATAACCACCGACAGACTTCACAATTGAATCTAACACAGACCTAAAACTGGCTTCTTGATTGATATACAATCCAATTCCACCAGAACTAACCGAATTCAACTTTGTAATAGCGGATGAATTTACTGTGATAGATTTGCTTGTAGCATAAGTAACGGACGAGTCTGAAAAATCAGCAGTAATTTCAGTTAATGGGATTGGAGCGTAAGGATATTCTGTACTATTCAAAGGTGTGACTTTAAATAGATTCTGATACGCAATCCAAGTACCCTGTGCAGGTGTTGTTGCATTAAATGTACTTAATGAACCTGTCACAATGCCCGATGTAAATTTAACACCGCTATTGTACACATTCTCAATGATAGTTGACGTTGTACCGCTAACTTGATATTTATTAGTTGGTGCATCGATTAATGTCGGTGTTTCAAATATCGTTCTCATTCCTGATGAAAAACTAATTGATTGACAGACTTTATTAAAGACTTCCCCTGCTGAAATCACACTTGGTTTCAAAACTGAAACAGGTGTTGATATAGTTTTAATATAGTCTGTCGCAAAGCTACCTTGTTCTAATTGTGCGCCCCAGATGAATACTCCTGATGTGCCATCACCCGTGTAGCCTAGACTTGAGCCTTGAAATAATCTCGCCCACATTGTAAAAGAAACCACACTAATGCTTACAGTAAGTGTACAGCGAACCCATCCGTTACCTGCATCTGTTATTGTGGCAGAGGGTGAGGTGTAGCCAGTTCCTACCACGCTTGGTGCAGATAAAATGGTGTTATTTGTGGTGTCAAAACCAACAAAACAATAGTTAGCAGACCCGTCGGAATTTCTAAGCCATATTGAGAAGTTGCGCTCAGAACTCTTAACGTATATGGACGCTGTGTATGTATTCGTACCTGAATTAGATATGACGATGCTATTAGTGTAATGTAGTGTATTAACTGTATTCTCAACCAACTTATCCGCAGTCAAAGTACCGTCTGGTGAGGTTGTTGCATTTGCGGTGATAGTCGCATTAGATTTAGTCCAAGCCACATTATCAAATTGTTCTGAATAAGTTAGTAAGTTTGTCCTATAAGCAACAACTACTTCTCCATCATGCGCGTCACAAGTGATTTCCTGATGATTATGGTCACCAACTTTGAAATACCCTTGAAAATGATGAAATTCACCTGCTGACACATTGTCTGAAATCAATTCAGCTAATGATACACACTCATGTGATTTAGTGAGAGCAACACCTTTATCATAAACAGCATCTATCACACAGGTTGATAAATCACTCACTTGAAATAAATCAATGTTCGCATAACACATTACAGGTGACGCATTAGTCACAGTACCATAAACACGAGGTTTAACATTACCCATCACATCTGTTGGTAACCCTTCAACTCCACCTCCACCTGTGTATCTTGCTTGCGTTAAAGGTGTGTCTAAAGATTCAGATAACGATTTTAACGTCAAATAAATTGAATTACCACGTTGATTAATTCTCGTCACAATACCTTTGAACCATGTTGTGACGACATTATTAGCATCGACTAACTGTAATGTACAATCACGACCATCTAAATAATAATCTGCCAGATAATTTAATCCACCATCTGTATTATCAAGTTCGATTTCACCAATAGATGATTGTCCTGATATGTTTGGTAATAACCCTCCATCATTAACCGCAATCGTAACCCTCGCAGGCTGTTTCATGCGAGGTTGATAATAAATACCGTTTGAATCTTTATAGCCATCATCTGAAAAGTAGATGACGCTGGGCGAACCCAGCGAATCTAAAACATTGATGGTACAAATCCAAGAACCTTGAATTTTAGCCATTTACTTGTTTCCTTGTGGTTGAATCAATTGAATCGAGTTTGTCATTTGTAACTTCGTTTTGTTTAATTAATGTTCGGAAAGCTGCTTGCATGACTTCAATTTGTGCTTGCAACAGTTTGTTTTGTGTTTTCAACTCAGCTAATTCTTCTTCATTATTACCTGAATCATTAGCGGCAATCGCTCTCACACCTAATGAACCATTTATATTGGCCAAAGGCATGATTGCTTCTGAACCTGATTCACCCATCAAGCCCATATTGAACACAGTGGGTTTAGACACAATGCCATTTGTGAATGCACCGCCTGATGCAAAATAACCATTTGTAGAGAAATACCCATTTTTAGCATCCATATATTTTTCAAAATCTTGCCAACTACTAAGTCCTAGCTTGCGTAACATTCCTTCTACATCGGTGTAGTCACCATAATAACCTACATTTATCGCTTCACCTTCTAAGACGGAAGTTCCGTAATTAAAATATCTAGGTGTTAGTGTAGGTGTTGACGTAGCAATATTAGAAGGAGGTATGCTTGGAATTACTGGTGATGGTACAACAGGTAATTCAGGTACAACTGCTGTAGGAATTTGAACTCCTACTGAAGCTCCCGCGTTAGCTGCATTTTGTGCAGTTATTTGTGCGCCGATTGCTTGTAATGCTGCTAAAGCTGCGTTGGCTGCGGCAACAATATCATTGATAGATTGAATCAATGCTGAGGTATTAGCTGCTGGAAATACCATTACTGGAATTTCAATATCTGAGAAAGTTTCGATAATTCTAGCTAGCTCATCTTTTAAAGCCGTACCGCCTCCAACACCAATACCTGCCATAAGTTCGTTAAACGCAAGTGCGAATTCGCTTTCAGGGTTTAATGTCAATTTAACATCTTCAACAAATGTTGCCAGAATGCCTGTTGCAGAATCTAAAGCAGATGTCTCAGTATCTAACAATAGTTGGCTGATATTCAAAGCAGAAATCATGTCGGTCATACCTACGGAGATTGTACCTAACACATCGGTCATTGTATCGGTTAATTCCGCAGTAGGAACTTCTATTTTGGTTTTAACAACGGCATTGTATTTATCTAACGCTTCAGATAGGTTTGTCATAAATGAAATTTTATCTTCATCTGACATTTCAGGTGTTGCAACCACACTTAATGTAGCAGTCGTGGTTAAAACTAGATTTTCGGCAGCTTTTGCTTTGATTGAATCATTAAACGTACTTATTGCCACTAATACTGTGCTACTAATTGCTTTTTCAAACACATCTAACGCAGGAAGTTTTAACGAATCTGAAATTTCAGAGCTTGATTTTAATGTGTTATAAGCAGCGTAAGATTTCTCAATAGCATCGCCGATAACAGTACCTTTTAAAGCATCAGGTAGAGCGAAGATTCCTGTTTTAATATCTTCTAATAAATCAACCATTCGCAACTGCGGGTCAACTTGTTGTGGTAGCACACTTACAGCATCAATCACTTGTTGTATCAACTCATTACCTTCTTTAGACGAACCATAGAAGTTACGAATTGCAGTAATTGTTTGGTCTGCCGTACCTGTGATAGAACCTTCAATAGCTGATTTAATATCAGCAACTGTTTTTCCAGTATTAGCAATATCGGTTTGTGCCATATATTTATTAAGATTAGCAATTGTGTTTTTGTCAGTAATACCCGACATATCAATTGAACCCACACCCGTAGATGATTTATAAGCTGATAATTGATACGCCAATTTACCTTGTGCTGTATCTAATTGTGACTTAGTAGAACCTAATTGTGTGATTTGTAATCCGATAGCCCAATCAGCGATAGCGCGTCTAAAATCGCGTAATTGCTGTATTGATTTTGACAAATCAACTTTATTTAAATTATCAACATACATTTTGACCATTGCATCAGACTTTTTCAAAGTACCTTCAACACCAGAAATCGTTTCGTTTCCATACTTTTTAATCATGTCGTTTTTGTACTTTTCTAATGCAAGTACCTTTTTACCTGCTTCATCAGCTAATGCGTATTTAGCATCGTAACCAGCTTGTTCTGCATCATCTAAGAATGATTTCGCCTTATTGATGTCACGAGTTAATTTCATGGTTTCGATGAATTCTTTCGCTGCACTAGATGCTTCTCCGAACACAGAATTGATTTCAGCGATTTGAATGTTAAATTCAACTAAGCTACGATTATATTCGTCTAAACCTGCAACAGCTAATGCGTTTGATAATTCTTTACGTTTATTAGCAATGTCTTGTGCTGTAGCTACTTTAACTTCTGTCAAACCCGATGCGTTTCTAGCATCTGTAATGGCTTTAGTTTGACGTAACATATCAATGTAGGTATTTGCCGCATCTGAACCTTCACCGAACATATCGTTAATCGCTTTAATATCTTTTCCTAATTGATAATCTCCTTTTTGTGTATCAGACATTCCTGCTACTAATAAGTTATCCTTCAACTCATTGTATTTACCTGTAACTAAAGATTGCTCTTTTGCACGTTGTAAAATCAATATGTCGTTTATTTTAGTAGACGATTCATTATTCATTTCTCTAGCAATTCGCAATTCTTCAGCATTTTGCATCATCCGTTTGTTATATTCAGATGTTAATTGATTTTCAGACGTAATCAAACTATCAATCGATAACTTTTGTTTTGCTGCATAGTCAGCTTTGTTTTTCGTATCAATCAATGCGTCGGAATATGCTTTTAACGAGCGTTCAGTCACATTAACTGTTTCAGTAATACCGTAGAACTTCTTATCAGTTTCAGATAACGTCGCGTTCCAACTAACGATGCTAGGTAATAAATCGCTGTCGATTTGAGAAACTAAAGAACTAATATCTGTACCGATACTCAATTCAGTCAATGAATCTTTTGAAGCCTTAGCAGTCATGTAATCTTTAGACTTTGTAGTCGATAAAATTACATCTGTAATTTTTAACACAGATTGTTGTCTTTCTAACACAGTTTGTAATGTTTCTGTAGAATCAATTAAGCCTGATACGACTTTGTTGATGCCTTCTGATTGTGACGTAAGATTATTCATCCAATAATCCATCACCTCAAGTTGTGTTGACGTATCTTTAATTGATAGAATCGTACTAACTTGTTTCAATAAATCATTAAATATCGGATTAGATTTATCGATTTTAAACGTACTTGCGATAAATGCTTCAGGATTCTCTTTAGCAGTAGTAAGCTGTTGTAAACGAGTTTCGTTTTTATCAAACATAGATAGCATACTTGTCACAAACAATCCGTTTGCACCAGTTTGATTATCCAACTTACCTTTGATTTCATCTAAATCTGACTTTTTAATATCCGATGTTTTCAAATTCATCAATGCGTCAACAGAACCTTTAGCGAATCGGTCTGCCCATTTCTGAACACGCTCTGAGTCAAAACCCGCCATGTCTTGGGGTAATAATGCTTTAAGACTAGACGTGCCTGTTAATAGATTTTGTAATGTGGTAGAATTTTCATTCACACTTTTGAAAGTTGCATCAATTGACTTTTTCAAATCTAAATTATTCAAATCTGTGTTCACAGTGGTGATATTGTAACCTGGTGAAACAGAGAACATTTTTGAATAGTTTTCAATGTTACTTACAATACGAGTTTCATTGTCTTTTAACACTTTACTGAACGTATTGAAGAACGCTGTGTCTTTAGTAACGTCTTTTTTATTTTTAGCATCTAAGTCAGAGAGTTTTAAATCAACAATCTTACTTACATCACCACCTGTGTATTTATTAGCATAGGCTTTTGCGTAAGTAGCATTTGTTTTTTCTAAATCACTACCTGTCACAGAAGATTCTGTAATTTTAAAGTCAGTTGGAGCTTTAGTTGTGAGTGAATTGAGCAATGTAATCTGATTATTGATATTAGTAAAAATCTCACTTAGACCTTTATTCGCAATATCAAATTTTTCACCTTTAGACGTTACGACATTAAAGAATTTGTCAATAGCTGACGTAAAGTTTTTCAAACCATCATTTGCTTTACCTGTTGAATCGTACATTTGAATCAACTGCTCAGACATAATTGCAAAACCTAACGTGCCTAAATTTTTACTTTCTACACCGAGGTCTTTGAATTTTTCATTAACTTGGTTAATATCAATCGCAACTCGCGTTAAGGTTTCAAATGCGCCTTCACCCATGCGTTTAAATCTATCTAAGAATCCATTAGTCACATCATCTGCAATTAAATCGAATGTTGTGTTTAACGAATCACTTACTTTTTTCGTAATAGCATCAGATTTCAAACCTTTCAAATCTAATTTTATTTTAGGAATAATCGCTTTAGTATCGCTTACTACTTGCAATCCTAAGATGTTCAAAGATTTAGATAGTTCTGTTGAAAAATAACCAAACACACCTTTAAATGAATTTGTCATTTCATTATTAACACCATTGATAGTGTCATAAATCTTAACTGTGTCTGAGAACCAACCTTTAGTTGTCGCTTTTATTTTTGAATAATCATAAACTTTTAGCGCGTCAGCAGCTCCGCCAATGATGAATTGGTTAGCTTGCATTGTAATACCTGAACCAATTGCTTCAAATTTAGTTTTACCGATACCTAATAATTTACCTAAACCAAATTGTAATCCCGCTAAAATTAATCCACCAGCAAGTCCTATGATAGCTCCCCCAACCATCATCCCTGTTGAACCAACCCCCACTCCAACAGAAGTGGCAGTCCCCATACCTACCGCAGTTGCGGCAGACGCAGCTAATGCACCACCAGCAAGCCCCATACCAGCAGCTCCCATCGCAGTTGATGAAACCAAACCAGCTCCAATCATACCAGCAGAACCCGCAGGATTTTTAGAACTTGCTGTCATTCCAGTAGTAGAACCAATCCAACCACCTTGTCTGTTTACCGCTAACGAGATTGTGTTATCAACTGCCTTTGTGATATTTTTAAATCCATCCGCAATATCGCGTAATGCACCGTATTCTTTCACATGGATAGATTGCAATGTATTTGTGATATTATCGACTGAGCGAGAAGATTCTGACGATGCTCCGTACACAGAGCTAGTAAAAGCCGATTCAGGTGTTGAAGTGTCTACAGGTTTAGTTTTGAAAAGCGTTTGCATTAAACTAATCGCCATTCCACCAATCATTGCTGCTCCACCAGCTAACCAGTTTCCTGACATCATCGCATTCATACCGATGTTCATTAAACTTGAGCTAATATTAGACACAAGGTTTTTAAACATATCGCGAAACGCATCAGTAAAGGATTTACCTTTAGTCAACACATCTGTGAACATGGTTGTAAAACCTGATGTAATTGAACCTGTCACAGTATCTTTAACAGAGGTTAATAGTTTTAGATTTTCTCTCGTATCAATCAAATCTCTAATTTCTTGTGCCTGTGTTCCTGTCGCTCCTGCTTGTTTGATTTTAGACTGTTTTTCTAACTCTAATGTAGAAGTTGTCAAAGAGGTTAGTAAATCGTCATTACCTTTAATTAAATCAGGTATAACATTACGTTGTTGTTCTTTTAGTGATAATTGAATACGATATAAGTCAGTAATTTCTTTATTCTTAATAAGAAGTTCAGAATCTGTATCAAGCAACATAGTTTCAGTATCTACTCTCATTGCAGCGTAAGCAGAATTTCCAGTTTGTTTGAATAATTTTTCATATTCATCAGCCATATCTGTTAATTCTTTTTTGGTTGCTGATAATTCATCACGCAATTTTAATTGCTCTTTAATCGAACTATCTATTGCAGGAACAGCGAATCCACCGAGTTCTTTAGCTAAATCTTTTGCTTTTAGTGACACATCTTGACGTTCTCGCAATTCATCAAACGCATGACTATAAGCATACCCAGCTTTTTCTAGCTTTAATAAATCTTGAAGTTCACCAGCTCTACGACTACGCTCTGTATCAGCAATTTCATTCGCTTTAATGTATGCTTGGTCTTGCCAACCAATTTGTTTTCTAATTAAAGTTAATTGTTTATCTAATTCTTCAGCTCTTTTAGCATCTGACTTTAAAATAGCTTCATTGCGTTGTTTCTTGACTTCATCAAACTCAGCCAATCTTGATTGTAATGTAACGAATTCTTGTGATGCTTTTACTTGTGATTCTGAACCTCCCATTCTGCCCATTACTAGAGGAACATAATCTTTTGTTTCAGGTCGAAGATGTGACATCCAATCTTTACCATCAACTTTTGATTTTTCTATTACTGATTTAACTCGATTTTCACCAGCGTTGTATCCCGCTAGTGCTTTAGTTAAATCACCGTCAAACATTTTCAATAATTGATTTAGATATTTGTTAGCAGCTTTCACGGCTTGCTCAGGGTCATAAGCATCTATGCCGAAACCTTTAGCTGTAGCTGGCATAAATTGCATCAATCCCATTGCACCTGCTCTTGAAGTAGCGTTTGCTATACCTCGTGATTCTTGTGCTGCAACAGCTCTTAGCAATTCTGGAGAAACTTGACCTGAAGCATATTTTTGAAATAAAGGATTGTACTTGTCTAATCTTTTTACTGTATCCTCAGTATCAACAACAGCTTTGATTTTGATAGGATTTTTAACAGAATGTAACTCGACCTGTTTATTGACTTTTTCTAATTCTTGCTTTAACCATTCATCATCTACTTGGATTTTAGGTGTGAGTGATTCGAGAGTTGATTTTGCTTCTCTGGCTGATTTGTCTGCTGCTTCTTTTGCTAAATCAGCTTCTACTTTCGCAGCAGCTTTATTTCTAGCATCAGCTACCATTTCAGGAGCTTTGACTGATAAAAAGTCATAGTATTCTGTTGTACCGACAGTACCTGCTTTTTCTTTTAATTGTTTTGGTAAGAAATTGTATGTTTTATCTAATAAATCATTTGTTTCTTTTTTAATGCGGAAAAGTTTATCGTTTGCTTGTGTAAGCTCTTTTGTTTTCTCTATCTCTTGCGATAATGCTTTACCGAAAGCCGTTTTAATATCTAATTGTTCTACTTGAAGTTTATTCAACCCTTGTGTACGTTTTGCTTCGGCTATTTTTTCTTCTTCATTGATACTGTCGATTTCCTTTTGTTTTTTTAACTGCTCATCTAATAAAGCTCTCTCGGCTAATAATTTAGATTTATCATACACTCCTATCACATCAGAAACAGCAGTTCCTAAACGCGATTGTTTTTCGTGCGCGTTAATAGAACTATCTATTTCACGCATACGTTCAATTAGTTTTTGTTGTTCAGTTTTAGAAGCCTGTTCTTCTTGACTTTTAGAATAACCGTACATCCCAAGACCTGCAACTGCACCAACAGCTAAACCTATAGGACTTCTACTCATTAAAGCCATACCCGCAGCCGCTTTTTCTGAATTTAATGCTACTGTAATTAAAGCTGCGCCTAATGCAGTTACTCCAGAAACTAATAAATCCATGTGTTCGCCAATTGCTAACATGGATTTAAAGAATAAATCGCTGGCATGACTACCTTCGTTCATTCTTCCGACGAATTTAGTAAAATAAGTTTCTACTTCAGTAAAACCTTGTGCAAATGTTTTATGCGTTTTTTCAAAAGTTTTATTTATCTCATCGTTACCTAAAAGGATAGCTTTAAAAAACGCTTCAGATGTTATTTTTCCATCATACATAGCATTTCTTAAATCAGCTATTGTTTTAATGTGTGTTGGTGAGTTTTTAATAGCTTCTATTTCAGCAGCAGTCGCTCCTCGTAAAGCAGCTTCTTCTAATTTTATTGTTTTAGCTGCTTCATCATAATGTTTAACTACAATTCCCATCACATTAGGCATACTATCAAGAATAGACTTAAACTCTTGACCTCTGACCGTCACACCGCCTAACGCTTGTTCTAACTGTAACAAGCCACCTCTAACTGCATTAGGGCTTGTACCCATGATAGCCAGAGCTTTTGTTACTGTGTCAATAGCCTTTACTGTATCGGATTGAGTAGCGTTAAGTGACTCGGAAGCTCTTGACATTCTTAAATACAATGTAGTAATAGAGTCTAATGGAGCGCGAGCATCGACAGCAAGTTTAAACAATCTTTCTTGCATACCAGCCGCATTACCTGTCTTTTCAGTAGCGATGCCTACAGCATTGGTAAAATGTGTCCAATGGTCAGCGTATTCCATAATCTGACGACCTGACATTGCTACACCAACCATCATTAAGGTTTGTTGAAGTTTGTTTAGACTGTTTGAGAGTTCGTTGATGACTGATGTTTGGTTACCTGAACCTGTTTGACGACTTTGTGAAATTAACTGTTGTTGACGATATGCTAAGTTATCTGCTTCTTGTCTACGAATTTCAGCTTCTATTCTAGCTGAATCTGAAAATCTAGTTTGATTTTGAACATTAACACTTCCCATTTGAGAAGTCATTGAAGATAAACGTGGTGGAACATAGGTAGATGATTGTGACATCGCAGCAGTCATCGCGTGAGTGTGTGCAATTTTATCAGCAAGAATAGCAGCATCAATTTCTTTTAATGTTTGTCTACGCGCTCTCCATGCAGCAAGTTCTCTTTCCATATCAGTTTGAATAGCTTGTTCGTATGCAGAGTTATAACTACGTTGGTCAGACAACTCTTTATCTTTTCTAGCTTTTTCATCAGCCATATATTTTAAATGAATCGCTCCTAATTCATTATAATGATTATCAATCTGTTTTTTAGCGTCTAAATATCCTTTTAAATCTCTCTCCCACTCTTTATAGTTCACACCGTCTGACGCGCGAGTAGCAGCTACATTAGGTCTATCGGTAGCCATTTTGTTATATTCAGCAGTAACAACTACTGACGCTTTAACTGAGTTTTGTAATTGTGTATTTATTTCCCTAGAGATGTTAGCTACTTGCTGACCTATATTTTTGTTATCTATCAGCAAACCAATGATAATTTCTTTGTGACTAATATCAGCTATTAAAGAATTTATTTTCGATACAGATTCGCTTACCTTTTTTACTGTAGCGTCCATCGACTTAGAAATCTTTTCAACATTATCAATATCAACTGTTATTTTAATTGGCTTTTCTAATTCCTTTTTATTCTTATTGATTTTTTCTTCGACACCAGCTAAAGGATTCGTATCAAATGATTTAAATTTTAATTCAATATCATTGATTGCTTTTAAAGTCTTTTCTAACGCGCTAAGATTAGTATTTGCGGTAGCCGCTTTCTCGCCCACACTCTGTAACGTACTACTCGCATTATCCGTTACTTTAACTTCAATACTGACGCTATTATCGATTTCTGACATCTTTAAATTCCTTATTTATCGGTTTCTGATTGTTTATTGTAATGCTCTAAAAATACCCTATCTAACATCTTAATAACTCGTGTTTCATAAGGTGATAATTTATTCCCTGTCAATGTACACCATGCCACAATTTCTGTGTAACTAATCGCATTTACACCCATACCTGATTGTCGTGTTGAATTCAAATCTAGGATAAATTCCCACAAATATACGACGCAATCTGGTATAGGTTCACATTCTAATTGTGGTGGAGTAACGCCTGTTTGACGTTTGATAGATTCTAACTGTTCTTTAAGTGTAGAACCGTCTTTTTGTTTGCTAGACAATTCTAATTCATGTTTAGCGAAGTTAATCAATCCTTCGACCATTGTGTCCAATTTAGACGATAATTCGTTTGATACGCGAAGAATCTGATGCCTAATGAATGGATTAGTCGAACACAATGTGTGAGCATTCTCTTTCGTGAAAGGTTCAGTGATTCCATCCCAACCGACAATTCGACTTGATGCGGCAAGAACTTCGAGTTCCAATTCATTCACAGTAGAACGACCGTTTTGAAACTCAGCGATACGTTGTGCTAGTATAACCTGTGATTTTAATGTGGTAGATGCTTGTTCTGCATGAGCTGATGTCACAGTGATAAATAAACCTATCCCTTTACCTGTCAGTTCAGAGGTAACTTCAAAAACATAAGGTGTTTCGTCGATAGGGAGTATTTTCATAAGTAATTAGACATGGATTTGGTCTAATTATTATTTCATAAATGATGGTAAAAGTCAAGTAGTGATGATAAATAAAAACCCGATGGTTTAGGTCGGGTTTTTATTTATTTAGTATCGTAGTAATGCGTAGTTAAAATCATTTTCATCACAAATAGAATATGTTACATTCTTACGACCAGCTATCTTTAAAACATTTTCATTAGAACAGTAAGTTATCACAAAATAACCATCAGAATTACTAACCGTCAAAGTATCCAATGTGCTATTATCAATTTTAAAACCGTTCTCACCTGACCAGCGTTTAAAAAATGTAATCCAAACAGAATCACCTAAATTTTTTCTTAAATCAGATAAATGCTTTATAAAATATCCAACAGAACATCCTTCGTAAATGTTATTTTCAATAAAATATTTAATTCCGTTTTCAAATAATACCTCATCAATCCTACTCTCAATCACACTATCTCCGCCATCAGCCACTTCTTCATCACAAGTAAAGCAACCCATAATCTCATTGCGTAGTTTGATTAGTTCTTGGTTATTCATTTCTTTCTCCTAGATAAATAAAAACCTAGCTTATCACAATGATAGGCTAGGTTCAAATGAATTAACAGTTACTTACGAAATCGCACCAGTATAAAGAGGTGTATATTCATACAAACAATTATAGTCGCTAATATAACTTAACGGAATTGGATTTTCCGTTGCCAAAAACGATAGAATTTCATTTTTAATTTCTAAGAATTTTAAAGATTCATCATCGTTTACATATTCAAAATCAGATTTTAATTTAATCATTTTAAGCTCCTAATAAAGTTGGTTGTGATTGATTGTCTAATGACAATAGTATTTTATCTTTAAATCGTTTATCAAACAAGCCTTTTAATTTAATTGCTCGTTCAGAATAATCCATCTCAGCATTGATGAATACAGCGTTGTGAGATTCGAGAAATTCAAACGCATCTAATTGAACTTTGTTTAATCCATCTCTGATATTAGCGTTACTATCTAAATTTAAGACTTCTTTGTATTTCTTAGCTCTCATTCCAAGCACAATAAGATTTAGTAAATCCGCTTCTGTTGTGTACGCAAAGAACGGTGCGACTTTACCTTTTTCTTCGTAGCTAAGTTTGGTCGCAAAGGTCATGTTTTTGTATTCTTGTTTCAC